CCTCTACCAGTTCGTTCGCAGTTGATGCTCCAGTTGGTGCGGTGTATAGGGTTCCAGAAATGGATGAGTTCGCTTTAGTCCAAGTTGCATTTCCGAAATCTTCACTTCTCTGAAGCAAATTCGTCCGCCCCTCCTCGATCAGCAACCCACGGCACACGCCAGCAGAGTCGTGGTCGAAGCGGGGGCCGCGATAGCCAAGAGTCCAACTTGTCGCACTTCCTGCCTGTGTCGTCCTTGATGTCACCGAAAATACCAAAGTTGTATCAGTGGTGCTGACAATGTTACCAAGCAACCACAACTCCGTGGCATCTGGATCATCTTGTCCGTCAGTATCAACAATCAGCGAGATTGCTTGACCGACAACCCACCCGACAACAGAACCAGAAGCAACCGTTACAGTAACTTGACTACCGATTGCTTGAGTGCTTGGGGTAATGCTAGATGTAGTTCCTGCCGTCTTCCCGACAATCAGTCCGTTAGCGTTAACGAATGTTCCGCTTGATGCTCTTGAGAAAGTCGGCGTTGGCCCACGCCTCGCGGTCAGCGTCTTGTCGGTGGCAAAGCGCAGATCGAGTGATGGTACGTTATCAGGGTTGACGTAATCAACGCCGCCAGCAGTCTTTCGGTAGATGTCACCTGCGGAAATCAACGGATCGGCAATAGCCGCTTCCTCGTCGAGGTAGGTGAGCAGTTTGCCGCCGATGTAGGGATACAGAGATGAAATCGGGGCTTTTTGCTCGTCGTTGCCGTTTAGTTTGCCGACCGCTTGAACCACCGTATCGGTTGCTGCGACCGTGCCAGCACCTGATACGTAGCCAGTGAGCAGGGCGGTAGCACCACTGCTGCCAGTTGGGCCTTGGATGCCTTGGATACCTTGATCGCCCTTGTCCCCGGTCACAAAGAAATCAAACGCGACAATCTCGTTACCATCAAAAGCGGAACCCGATACGTATGTTCCATTGATGTGATGATGATTGCCCTCGTCAGTTACGCTTGTGACAAGGAAATTAAAATGACTGGTGTCTGAATTTGAGTTGCTACGGATCACAACCCGCGCCTTGATTACCGATGTCGAGTCATCAATTAACTCTAGTAATGCACTGGTGCTTGTTCCGTCAAAATCCGTATCCCGAATCGAAATCCGAGTTACAGCACTTAAAGTTGAGCTATTAAACCTAAGATGCCCGGGACTCGGCGCGCCGGGGCTTGTGCTCGTGTCGAATCTGTATTTCAGCCCAGCACGGTCACCTTGCGCCCCAGTGGCTCCAGTATCACCTTGGACGCCTTGGATGCCTTGAATACCTTGGATGCCTTGATCACCCTTGGGTAGGACTAGATTCAATTCTTGGCTTGGGGATGATCCGGTAATGTTCGCAAATGCGGAAGCACCACTCTCCACCGTTCCGATTGTAAGGATATTCGGCGGCCCAGATGGGCCTTGATTGATGGAAACAATTGATGGCTCATCAGATGATGATCTGATTTCTACGATTTCTATGCTCATGATCGTGATGCGATTTGACGGAATTTGATTGTGCCGCCAGCGATGTAAATCACCCCGCCAGATGGAGTATCCAGCACCAAATCCCATTGGTAAACGCCGGGCGGAACATTAGCAGTCTGCTCGTCGGTTTTCGATACGACAATGACTCCATTAGCCGGGTTGGGGATTGTCGGGGTTAGATCGACCACCACAATGCTGGATGCGATTGTGGAACGAACCTTGGCCCGGGCGGAATATCCGGTGAGGTTGAATGCCGCGCCAGCCTCATCCTTGCAGGAAAAGGATAAGCTCAATGTTTCGCCGGAATGGGCATTAAGATTTGTTCCCGCCATTGCGCCGATTTGCATACCATAACCCATGCGATTTGGCAAGGATTATCTCAATACCAAGGTTCCCTCTAAAAGCTGCGTAATCACCCCAGTTGTAACATCAGATGTCGAAATTGGCAGGTACTTAACAGTGGACGTATTAGCCGGAAGTGCAGGGTCAGAGAATGGGCCGCGCACGTCATCCAACACAGTCCCGGTGACATCCATTGCGAGATACGTCACGAGTGTCTGTGAGTTTTTTTCAATTGGGAGAATTGAGATATTGAAATCCTCGCCAACATTGTAAGTTGTCTTGCCATATGCAGTAGCTGCATATGATCCGGTGGGATCCAAATTCAGCAACTCTACTCGCTCAGCAATCACGTCTGTTGCATCGCTGATTGAAGCCAGCCCGGTCGCGTCGATATTGACGAAATACGTTGAGGTCGGATCGGCCCAATTCTGCCAGTCATATTTCGACTGCGTAAACACCACAGGGTCATCATCACCGAATAATGTATTCGATGTAACCTCAGCGGTTATCTCTCCGCCGCCATTCTCGTAAGTGCAGTTCAGAGTAAATGGTGTTCCTCCATTCAACCCATCACCATATGAAGTTGAGTCCGCCGTGAAATCAGTTCTGGCTTCATTGCTGCCGATTTCCACATGTCCGGATCCAGTTGTTGATGCACTGGTAAGCGTCACCGATATTGTTGCCGGGGATGCTGTTGTTTTGATGAATGAATGGGAGAAAGATGAGCCGCTTGCAAGGCTCCCGGTATCGATCACGGTTGTTCCATTCCATACAACCTCAAAGCGGAATGTTGATGTTCCAGAGATAAATCCATCAGATTTGAATGCAACCCCACCAATTCCCGATCCTAGCGTAATTGTCCTAGTTCCCGGCCCGCCGCCCGGAGGGAGAGTCCCACCCCACCCGTAAGTTTGATTTGCTGCACCGATATTATATCCAGATGTCGGGAATGGATATGGATCGGAAACCGCAATGATGTCTGTGTCATCGGAAAATTCAATTTCACCGGATCCATTCACGCTCGCGTAGAAAGCCCCATCTTCAGCCAACCATGATTCGGATGCGTCTGGAAACATCCAACCATATGGGGTTGATCCCGGAACGACATTGTTCCGAATGAGGATGTTTCGACCTGACCCGCCAGCGAGCCTCGGGGCGAATCTTGTGGTATTCGATACTGGATCCACTAATACAGCAGCAGTTTCTGTATTGCCGATATATTTGTAAAATGTCGTGGATTGTGAGATATCAATAACCGCGCCAGTTTCAGCAGTGACATTTCCAAATGCATCCTTGTTGGTTGAAAATTGAGCCATGACTTTTAGACGTAAACAATGTTATCTTGTGATGTCTTGCGTATTTTGTCCACCAGCGTCCGATAATCATTCCGGGCCGGGGCGCCAAGGCTAATAGTTGTCCGCCCGGATTCAATCTCTAGTGATTCACCGGACACCAATGCGCCCATGGTGGAATATGCCGGGATTGAATTGATCAGGTTGATCTTATTGCCCCGGTATCGAGTTGAGCCGACATCTTCTTCCTCAAGCGTAATCGCGCCCTCGTATGGGATCCAATTCTGTGCCGCAAGAAGATTCGCGGCCAAATCAGCGGGTGGAGCGATGAATGAGTAATCAGCAGGGCGGTAGAATGTCTGTGATGTTCCGGCTATTGAATTGGTTGCCTTAACATTGAAGCTAAATGGTTTTGTCGCAAGTGTTATATTGTTTGCATAGTAACTAGTTCCCTCATATCCAGTTGCAACTCTCACAAACCCAGCTTCCGTTGCCCAAGCGGGATATGGGATTGTAGTTCTTGATCCAGCAGAATCAAAAACATGAAATAAAAAAAATTGCCCATATAGTGTAGCGTCAACGACATTTATTCCAACCCAATCCAGTGGATCCGATGATGTTATTATCTTATACCCAGTTAAAATACTCCCAGCTTTATTTGCCAAATTATTACCTCCGACATACCAATTACTAGCAGTAGCCCCTGAAACAGATCCAGTTGCGGTTGTTGCTCTTTTATCGTAAAGCAAATAATATGTTCGTATTGCGCTAACTGGAAGTCTTGCAAAGCCATATTTTGTAGCTATCTGTTTCAAGCTTGGATCAAGATTATAAGCGTGTGATGCAAAATTCGTCGTAACACTAATAGTCTGACTATCAAACAAATCATTCGGCAAGAATGTGTCTAGTTCAGGGCCGGATACAGTTATAATCTGCCTTTTCCCGGTCACATTAGTTCCCGCTGTCCGAACTTGAAATCTAGTCCTGCCCTGCGTATCCCTATCCACATATGGAAGAACAACATTTGAAACCTCAAGGTCGATTACTGGATTGATGTCAATCGATGTAATCGGGGATGTAGATTGGTTCAATGATACTGCTGTTGTTGCGCCCCTGCGGTCAACTCTAATCCTTACCGGAGCGGTAGAATAATCAAACCATACCATTGTATCGGGACAGATCCTGACAAGCTCGGAAATAACCTGACCGCAAGTCGATTGATTCAATGTTATCCTAGGAACAGTAAACATCGCATCAACCGATGATCCTTGAACGATAGTCGCAATTGGAGCACCAAGTGCTGCTGATCTATTGATTGCCGCCTCGATACTGGTTTTTAGGTTTTGCCCGGCACTAGCAGTACCGAATACATATGAAATCCGCTCTTTAGATACTCCGGTCCCATCCGCTATAACCGATGTAAATGGTATCTTCTCAAGCCACCACCATGGGCCGGATACTGTTACTTGGCATTGATGCTTGCCTGAGTCTATTACATTGCGGACATTGGTGACATTGCCTGAGAAGAATCGAACCCCATCCCGGTACAGGATCATTTCCTGTCGCAGATCAGGTATTACTGCCGATGTTAATGATTGTGGGGTAATCGTAAATGTAAGAATATCCGCCTCAAGACTCTTGAAGTCCAATCTAGCAGAATCAATTTGAGCCGCAGCAAGCGTTCTTTGCGTTGCATTGAATGTTCTGCCAGTCTGCCCGGCAATTGTCCAATTTACTGGCATGATTACTCTTCCGTAACTTCCTGAGTTTGGATGTCAACAGTAAATCCGATATTGTATGTAACAATAAGTGATGTAATGGATCCGATGGAATTGTTAATGCCAGTTGTGCGACCGACAGTCATTCTAACAGGCGCATCACCTTGGGCGGAATACTCAAAGTACTTCTGATACATTTGCTCGCAGATGCCCAATAGAACCCGGCGGATGTCACCAGATGAAACCTTACCAGTTGTTCCGGATGGGGCTTGCCCGGTAGCGGTGAATGTAGTTCCAACGGCAGCGTCAACTGGCGCACCAATGCTTTGCCAGTTAGTATCTCCAAGTGTCGTTATCGTGTAGCTTAACCCTACAACCAATCCGACAGGATCGATGTTCGACGCTTGGCCAACCTCAGCATTGGATAGGTTCGATGATGAAACGAAATCGCCTACATCGAATGAAACAACTCCAGTAGATGTATCTCCGGTGTAGTTTGCGCCAAGGTATTCAGTTGGTAAAATTTTGGTAGACATGTGATTATTTGGTTAATGTTTTTATCTTTGTGGCAATGCTAGGCTATTTACGCGAGAGCGCAAGTCGGAGATCTGCCTTTGAATAGCATTCGTCTGATTCTGAAACGAATTCATAATCGAAATCAACTCAGTTACGCTAGTCGTATTATTTGTGATGGATTGCCTAATCAGAGGAGATAATGTTGCAAGAGATGCAGTAGTAGTAGATATTTCATTCTGAGTAATACGCTGATCTTGTAAGGCCGTATTAAGGCTACTGAGAGCCGTTGCCTGTTGCTGATTTGCTGGTTCAATGCCAGCTATCATCCCCTCAACCTCAGTCGCAAATGCTTTTGCCTTTTCCTCTGCCGCTTTAGCCTGAGCTTTTACATCCTCAGATGCCGCAATTTCAACAATCGATGCAATCGAGGTAGATACATCAGATTGAGTTTGGCGCAATTGTGACTCGGCTTGCTCAAGTTGCTGAGTTGCGGATTCTACCGCTTGGCTTAACTCACCAGTTGAAGCTACGGCCTTTTCAAGCTCGCTGATGCGGTTTTCGATTACCGACATCTGCCCAGCTACCGCGCCAGTATCCAATTGCGCTTGAGCGGCTTTAGCTCCAGCGGTTGCCTGCCCCGGAAATCCACCCTCACCAGCAAATGATGAAGCGGCAGCTTGCAATATACCCATCCTCTGCTTCGCCTGCTCTTCCAGCGCATCACGCTGATCGCGCAAAACCTGTAAACTATTCCGTTCAGTTTGAAGCAGTGCTTCTTTCTCTGCTTTCTGAACGCGCACCTCGGCTAGTGCTTGCTTTTCGATCTCTACGGAATCCTCTGCGTCCTGCAGCTTTAATTGTTCGGATTGAATCTGAATCTGAACCTGTGCTGCTCTAGCCTCCGCCGCCGCTTTTTCCTCGGCAGCTAGATCCTTTACCTTGCTGATTGTTTCTCCCTTTACATCACGAAGCGTTCTCTCTGCGGTAAGTAGATTATTGAACGATTCCAGAACAGTCGCGTTGTAATCTATTTGATTTTGTGCCGCATTGCTTACCTCATCAGCAAAATTCTGCGCTGCTATCTTGGCTTGCTCGATCTTTGCCTTGCCAAAATCAATATCCTCTCGGATCACTGCGGCTGCATTCTTCCCGATCTGGTCGATCGTATCAGCTAGTTCCTCAGCTTTCTCTGATGCCGATTTGGCATCATCCCCCATATCCAAGAAAACCTTTGCTGCAATAGCTCCGACTGCAAGCAATGCACCAGCGATAGCCCCTCCCGGGCCGAATACGCCAAGAAATTGCGGGGCTTGTTGAGCGAATGCCGTAAATGCGCTGGTTCCCATGGAAACCTGAGTCACAAAGTCTTGCACCTGATAGCCAGCGGATGCAGCAACTTGCCCGACCTTGCTGGCTCCGGCTGATGCCGCAGTAGACGCCGCTGCCGCTTGTGTGTTAGCCGTAGCCAGCTTATCCATTGCGGCAGCAGCCTGAGTTGCCCCGGCAGTAGAAGCTGCGGTAGCTCGCTTGTTAGCCTCCGCCAGCTTATCCATTGAATCCGCAGCCTTGTTAGCACCATCAACAGACGATAAAGCTGCCTTCTTGCTGGATGCTTCCAGCTTATCCATTGAATCCGCAGCCTTGTTAGCACCAGCCGTATTAGCCGTTGTGCTGATGTCAATGTTGACCTTTTTCGATGCCATATTATGGTGCGACTAATCGTCCGGTTACGGATGTATTAAGCAGAACGGATGTGCCAACTTGCGATGCGGCAACTGATACATTTGCGTCAAAGAAAGTTACCAGTGACATTAGTGACCACGATCCAGTTGCTTGAGAATTTACCGATGTTGGATTATCAACAATGCCAACTGAAGTACCTTTATTTATAGCTATATTAAAAGTATTATCTTGCTCCGCAAATGAACTTCTTCTCGTCAGAGTTATGTTAGTTCCTGTGCCTGATACACTAAAATATGACGCGATATCGTAAGCTCTTGATAGCGCACTCCTAGCCTTTTCAGCCCAATCCGAAGCAGTATCCCCGGCTGCAACAGAAAAAGACACTGTATCTGGACTTCCGTCCATTCCATTATATGTAACAACAAGATTTGCAGTTCCTGCGGTTGTTACAGTTCCAACCGCAGTCGCCCTCTCAACCTGCCTATCTCTTATGCCGTTTCCATACCCAAATGGTTGGCATATTTTGAATGTGCAATCTGATTGATTTGAGAAATAACCCGGAAGTTTTAACAGGAATTGAGTGACTTGCCTTTGGTAATCGATGGAGGAAAAGTCCTTAAAATCAAACCGACTATCAAACGACACAGTCGCCATTGTTCCGGGACGCCAGAATTGACGCCCCCAAGTGCCGCCAACATAGGACACCGATTGGAATTGGCTATCATACGAGATGCTGAGATTTGATGTCTCAGCCCCCGGGCCTTGATCCCATCCAGCAAGATCAATGATCTTATTACCTATGAATGCGGCGGCGTACATTATGCGACAGCGGCAACTGTGAACAATGCGGCAGGAACACCAGTCGAGAATGTCCGGCGAGCGGACATGTTGAGCTGTCCAAGTCTGTTTTCAGTTGGGCTAAAGCGTTTCTGGATATCGAGAATTTGAACGGCAGCGCAATCGAAATTCAACCCGCCTGATGTAGATGTGCTGATGTCGAGCGTGACATTGGCGAGATCCTCGCCAGCGTCAAGCGATCCGAAATATGTATCGAATGAGTTTTCAGCGATTCCAACCGGGATGCAACTAATGTTGCAGCCAAGGTTTTGCAGACTCATATCAACAGTTCCGATGCCGTCAACCATGATCGGGTTAAGACCAAGATCGAACGACACTTCAAATCCTGCCTCAGATGAGAAAGCAAGTGATCCGCCAAGAGTTGCTGTATATGGGGCGGTGACGAGCTTGCTGGGATCAAATGTCGCTCCGATCGATGCACCACCAGCAACAGCATAGTAATCAGCAAGCAAGCTAGGATTCCCGCCCTTATCGAGCAGTCCGGTAAATTGAACTGATCCGAATGCTGTGTTGTTTGCGGTGCATCGAATTGATGGCATCTGAGTCACGGCAGCATTGTTGATCGTGTAAGTTGCATCAGCAGCGGTAATGACAAGCGCTTTATCAGTAGCGCCATAAATCGATGCGCCGATTGATGTTGAGCCATATGGGAAAAGAACGGTCAGTGCCTCAATCTCACCGATTGGTTCAAACTCAACAACCACTTGGAAATCCGTCTTCGCTTTGCCGACAATGCCGTAAGCATCGGTTTCCTTGTCGAATGTCGAATTAGTCATGCTCAGGGTGACTCCACCCTTGCTGTAAAATGTCTGCGTATCGTAAGTAATCTTACATGGGCCGCGAACGATTGTTGCTCTGTCAAATGTTGGCATAATTTTATCTTTCTGGATCAGTATTGGTTAAACCGATTGGTATTGTGAATGTGATGACTTGCTGAAGCATCGACTCATTCGCCTGTTGAGACATTGAATCGAACAATAAAACCCCACCGGACAATGCAAGCCCATCGGCATCCAGCGGTTGGTGATGATGAATTAGTCTGCAAATCGCCTCAGCGATCTCTGTGCAGGATGGTTGGTGATTTCCACGTGATCGCCACAATGATGGAATCTCAGATATGGTGACTTTAAATGAGGAATTGTTAAGATATGGCCCGGGTGTATCCGGGGAGTCGGCATCTGCGGAATCGAAATTGATCAGAACGAATGCCCCTGCGGTCTGCATTGCATTCAAGATCGACTTCTCAACGTCCTTTTGATCCTCGACCAGCACAGGAATCTTTGGAACCGTGCGGAAATAATCATGGTCAGCCAATCTCTTGGCTATGCTTTCCACGATCTGACGAATGATGCTCATGGTGAGGTGGAGAAATCCATAACCCGGGATCCTCCGTAGCGGAACGAGGAATTGCTGGAATATGAGAAAGAAGATGCCCCGGGATCATCCGAATCAGCATCATTCTTGGCTAGGTCATCTAGATAGTTTTCGGCTTCCTCAATGGATGATTTGCGATCATCGCCATTGAATTCAGCCAAGGAAGGAAAAGCATCGGACAGCAAGCGCCTTGCAAGGGCATATGCATGGCGTTGCGCCCCGGGTGGTACATAGACACTAGAATTAACCACAGGCGGCAATCCTCGCTTCCTGCGCCCGGTATTGACCCGGCTTGCAATGTCCAATGCAACATGAGTCAGAACCTCCGTCACCTTTGCTTCAGGTGCGGCAGATTCAGCGAGCAATGCAGCGATCTCATCCGATCCAAGTCGGCCCTGCAATCCTGCGAATGTCAATTCAGCCCATGCCATATTATATTTAGAAAATTGCCGCTGATCCGAGGGAAATGAACAAACCCCAGACCAGCGGCACGATTAGCAACCCAGTATTAGAACAGGAGCTTGGTCACAAAGGAACCACTAAAGGTTCCAGCGGTCGCATCCGATGTCTGTTCGACTCGCACATAGCGGCGGCAGGCCGGGTTAAGGCGAAAGCGAACCGACTTGGCGGCAACGCCAGATCCGGTAGCGGTTTGGGTGGTTGCGACTGCTGGATCAAGAGCGGCAAAGGTCACGCCATCAGCGCTGTCTTTGAAGGTGTAGGTAAGAACCTTAGTGCTGGTGATGCCAGATGCGGCTGGAGCAGATACTTCCACTACCACTTCTTCGATGTCACCAGCGAAAACCTGTTCAAGGTCAAAGACTGCGGAGTTAGCACCAGCTTGGGCGATTGCCACCGACGAGGTGTAGGCGGCATCTTGTTGATTGCGATTGAATTCAAAGGCCATTGTCGTATTATCTATTTAGGGGTTATGATTAGCTCAATGCCTCGTTATCAGCGATCGAGTCAGTGATGATGATCGGGATACCGAATGATTCGGTTGGGACACCGGGGAGGATGCCAGTAAAGGCTTCCTGCTTGGTGCTTGCGGTCATGGTGCGGCTCGTCTGAAGTTGGAATGCGGAACGGCGGCTCATCAAGAGATGGGTCGGGCGCTCGCCAACTGGGAACTTGCTGAGAAGCTCAGCGATCTTGGCATCGGACACGCCCTTGCCGGAGTCGGCGGTACAATCCTTCAAGCGGCCAATCGCGTACTTGTTGACGCACTGAAGACCAACCCAAGCGGTAAGGTCAGCGATGTAAGCGGCAAAGCGATTACCGGATGCGTCTGTTGCGTCACCTTCGCGGAATGGCGAGAGGTCAAAGCTAGTGCCGTTGCCGTAGACGTACTGAACGCCTTGAGCGCCAGCCTTGATGGCGTAAACCGAGGAACCAGTTGCGGAGGTTGTACCACCAGCATCAACCACAAGTTCGTCACCGAAAGTAGTGATGAATTCTTGGAGGCCGATGAATCCCTTTGCGCCTGCGCTGCGACCATAGATGGTTTGCGAGCCGACAGTCGAGAGAGCGGCACGCATGACGCCTGCGCCTTCGATTGCTTGGAGAGCTTCTGGGCCGTCCTCGTAACCGCGAGCAACCGCCTTATCGACTTCGATGCGAGCGGAAAGAATGAATGCTTCGACGAGACGCTCAGTAAAGTTGGATTTGGTTGCGGCAGTTCCTTCGTTAGCGGAACGGAATGCAACGGATGGGCGCGAGTTGCGAACCACGGTTTTGTAACTGGTTCCGCGAATCGTGCGAGCGGGGATGGTCACGACTTCAGGAGAAGCGGTAGCCACTTCCTCGATCAGACCGACAACAGGATCAGCACCATTCAATTTGGCGAGATCGAGTAGCGTAGTGTTATTAGGCATATATTTGTGTTATTTGGATTGTTGTGCTTTAAATGCTGCCTCGACGCGAGCAAGCCCGGTCAGTTCAACAGCAGGGGTTTCTTCGATGCGACCAGCAAGGATCGTAGCTCCGTTAATGGCTTCGTTGCCCGGGAGCGATGCGAGAACCTTGGCGGCTTTTTCATCAGCGAGAATTGCGGTTTTCCAGAACGATTTGGCATCCTCATCTTGAGGAGCGATGCGTCCGGCTTTGATTGCTTCATCGATTACGAGATCAGCGGAAGCCATGGCCTTGTCGCCCATTTGCTTCTTCATGTCTTCGTATTCCGATTTCAGCTTGGCGTATGCCATCTCCATGTCAGCAAGTTTATCCTCGGCGGATTTCTTTTCGACATTGGCGGCCTCGACTTGTTCGGCCATCGATGCCGACTCACGGAGAGCGGCAAGATTTGCCTTGGCGGTTTCAAGGGCTGTATCGGGCGATTCGCTCGCCTCAACCAGACCCAATTCGATCAGTTGTTCGGTCATATCAATTTGTTCGTTGTGAGATGCGGCAATGCGCGGGATTTCCTCAAATGCTGGATCATTTACCAGAGAACCAATTTCACCACGCTTTGCGAGGCCGATCGGAACGCCATCTTTGGAGAGAAGGAAAGTAGGGGAGAAATATGAGTAATCGCGGCCTTCAACAGCCTTGCGTCCGGCTTCAGTCCATTCGACATCAAGCACAAGACCAACGCCATCTTCGTAGCGGAATTCCTTGGGAATGAATGACGCAGCGCCTTGCTTGTGGTCGAACCCGGCGAATGGGCGGACATTAGATTCAAAGCGTTTGTTGAGGTCTTCAGAGAATGAAGCAACAACCCGGGAATCCACTAGGACATCAACCGATTTAGCCTTACCACCAACAGTCGCATTGATCCGATGCTGCCCCTCGGGGAGATAGACAATCGATCCGGCCAAGTCTGATAGCTCAGACTGGATTGCAGCGGTTACGATCTCGGAACTGCGAAACATCGAGGGGAGATAATCATATAAAGCCATAAATGTCAACTATCGAATTGAGATATAAGGTAATCAAGCGCGCCATTCAAAAATGCATCGGTATATGATTGCTCAGGTGGCAGAGCATTCTTCCATGGCGAATGGGTTACTGATTTCTTGAGAGCATAGATTGCGCGGATTCCGTTAGGTGCATTCGGATCTGCTTCGGCCAACACACCTTTGACTCGGAACAAAGGACTAACCCGGTTTGAGTATTCCTTCGCGGTCTTGGCATGGGCTTCAGGTACAAGCGGAATGGTCAGCGATCGCTTGCGCTTTGCCCGAATCACGCCACCCGTAACCTTATGGGCGAAACCAATTGTCGAATTACTGAATGTGACCTTGTTATTATTCGGCTGCGATAAACTCCAACCTCGAGCAGTTCCCTCCCACCACCTTGTCATCTCACGCCCCGGGCCATGAGTCGGCAGGGACGGATTAACCCACTTTGTCCGCCCAGACATGGCGTAATACTTGCGAATCTCTTCGATAGCATCCTCGCCACCCTGCAATACAGCGGCCCGGCGGACAGCGGGGGCAGCCAACTTCAATGCCGCTAACTTAGCCTCATCAAGACCAGTCGCCTCAATCGTGATGAATGAATTACCCGTCTTTAATGCCATCCTCGATTCCTTTCAGCATCGCCTTGCCAATTTCATCCTCAAGCGCCGATGTCAGCGCCTGAGCATTAAGCATCCCATACATCTGCGGGATACGCTCGATCACCTGTTCAACCTCCCGGACAAATGCGCCGATAGTCATGCGCTGCGACTTATCCATCAGATCGGCTAAAACCTGATCAACCGGGGCGAGCCATTCGCCTGCCACATCTCTCAATTGCTCATCGGTCATTGCCGGAATCTAGCTTATCAACAATCCGCTTTGCCCATGCAAATCCGGCATCGCCACCCCATCCATTCCATGCTTGCCATCCTTTACCTTGCTCATCCCAAGTGGATCCTTTCTTATCGACCTCATGACGCTGGAAATAGGAAACCATCCGGCGGACAGTATCCTCGGACAATTCTGCCCGGTTGGAGATATCACGCGCTCGGGCAAGGCCGACAGATGTCATGCCACGCTCAGATTGCGGCTTTGCCCGACGAATTTCTAGGGCATTTATTGCGTTACGTGCCATCTCTTCAGTCGGACGCAAGTCAACCGATGCGGCTGACTCAACCTCATCGATATCAGGCAGATCGGGAGCATCTTCCGGTTCCGGCTGAGGCGCATCCTCAATACCCGGCTCCAGCTCAGGCAGCTCAGGCAGATCATCATCACCGAAAACCTCTTCACCCTCGATCGGCATCGGGATACCCAGTTCCTCATAAACCCAAGCGCGAGGCATCTTGACCCCGATCTCGTTGTAAATCTTAACCCGCTCGGCAATTGCCTTCTCATCCTTTGGAACTGGAATCTCCAGCTCGCAATACGGCATATCCTCGGAAGCCACCTTGCCGAAATTCATCCGCACGATTGCCGGGATCAATTGCGTTGTGATGATCGATGCCACCCATGAGGACACAGATTGCAGAACCTCAGACCGGATGCCGGAATGGACATCGCCCAATGCTCTGGATCCTGTCCCGGTGTTATCGGTTGTGAGCGTTTGACCCAGCAACAAAATATCACAAGCCCGATCAGCCACATCCATCATGTGCGACTGCGGGAGGTTGTCACCACCAGTCACAGCGGAATGAATCTCAAAGTCAACACCCGGCCCGGTAGCTGCCCAACCGGATGATCCGATCGATTCCAGCATATCCTCAGCCTTGTTAAGCGCATCCTCGGTGCCATCGGTCTTTGCTGTCCGCATCGGGATGCCAAACAACTGCGAGAATTGCATCAACCACCCAAGACCATAGACAGACGCCAACCAATACTTCGTTAGCGTCCGCAAGTTCGCCGCATGGATCGGATGCGTTCCACCTTGCGACCAAATACCGATCAAGAACCGATCAGGCGGGAAATCAACCAGCGATGCGTAATTTACGCCACTAGGCGCAATCATGAGCCGATCAACATCATTCGATGCGGACGGATAGGCGAGATACTTAGCAGGAACCGGGGCATAGCACCTTGGGCTAATGATGCCATTCTCGGATTGCCAGACGATCTCCAGTACAGAAATCCCCTTAGCGTATGCATCGATGATAGCCTTTACCATGCCAGACAGATCCAACTCCCAATATCCCGGGCGGGGAGAGTATGACTCAAGCGCGCGCTCAACTGTCTCGTAGATCTTAACTGCTGCCGGGGTTGGTTCCTCAGCGTCCTCCCGAATCGCTGGCTTGATCTCAAGTTCAAGCCTAGCCACAGACCCAGCAACCTCATTCAATGCCTTCCGCAGCCTTGGCCAAGTATCTAACATGAGTCGGAACAAACGATCTTGATCCTCTAGCTTGCCAGTACGAACGCCGCGCAGGATCGTGCGAACCTGATCCGGAGTGACATTTGCCAGATCGTAATCATTGGTTCGGTATTGTGCAGGGATAGGCCAAACAACACCTTTGCGCTCGTCGATAGTCATGTGAGGTTTCCGATTAACATATTAAAACTCAAATTGCAAGCCATAGTTCACATAGCATTAAACCCTGATCGGCGCGGGGATGAGAAGTCAGACCTGCGAGATCGAACCGGATCTTCCCCGGTCATCATGCCCTGCATCGCTGGGCCGCAGACAATGCAGCCAAGCAATGCGTCTGCCCGGTCGGGAGATTTCAACCCGGATGCTCGCATGGTATCCTTGGATTCGATCCGTAGCTTTCCATTCTCACTCCATTCGGTCTTGCGACTGGTCAACTGCTTAAATGCCACCTGATCCAATCCATCTAACCTAATCCGGCCCCGGGCGATTTCCCGGCATCCTACATGCCATACCTCGCCAATCAGGTTCATATATTCATTCGGCTCACGCGATCTTGCCCCGCCATGGAATCGGTTGATCCGCCAGCCATGCTCGGCAAGCGCATCGATCATGACAGTCCCCAGTCCGTCAGCATCGCCCCAAATCTGTGATGCCTTCAATTGTTCATCCTCAAATGCCCGGATGAATTGCCGCACACCCTGCATGGTATCCTTCTCAGCCCATGCCTTAACGATCCGGGCGGAGTTGCCCCGGCGAACGGCAAGGACATTCTCATCCCGCCCGGCAGCAAAGTCGCAGAATGCAACCACAGTATCACCATGCGGCTCAGGCGGGTTATCAACGGCGCTGATCAGCGCATCGCTAGTCAGAATCAGGCGATCAACATCCTCGGCGAACTCTGCTAGGTGCATCGATCTAAAGATCGGATGCTTTTCCCCATAAATCTCAAGATCTCTATCACGCTTTGCCGGGTCGATGTGGGGGCATTCATCAGACCTAGCCTTGACCCTGCACCAATGCGAGGATTCCTCATGCTGCGAACGGAAGAACCACCCCATCGGAGCGCCGGGCGATGAAGCGGCAAGGATCCTGTTTGTCGTGCATCGGTCAACCGCAGCCTTGATGCCATCCGGGATCGTCTTAGCCTCATCCAACACATACAGGACAGGGCTATCATCTGTCCTGTGATATCCCTCAGCCCGGCCCGGGTTGTCAGTAGAGAATCCCGATGCCCATCCGCCCTCCGGGGTTCTGATCTCAGCCTGATTCCATGTCCACCCTTGGAACAATGGATGCCCCCGATACTTCTCCATGGCAGGCCAAAGCTGAAGCAGCACCTGCCGCCATGATCCAGATGTGACCGGGATCCGGCCTTTGGGGAACATCGCCAACCACCATAGAATTGCCGGGGCGATCACAGCAGCGGTCTTGCCGGATCCGTTCGCAGCGACTAGGGATGTCCGGGGTTGATCATTGATCCCCTTGAACGCCTTGATCTGCCAGTCATACGGACGCAGCCCAAGGACACCGAATGCGAACGGGCCAAGATCAAGATCGGGTTTAATATCAGACATCGATTGCGTTCCAGCGTTTCTTGAATTCCTTTATCTCTCCATCATCGGTATTGATGATAGAATTATTCTGAACATTCACTTGCACTTCCGGGCCATCAAGCGTTGACCAGTTAGCCCGGCATTTAAGCCAGAATATGCAAGCAGTCAGGGCTTCCTTGGAATCGCTCATGGCAATGTCATACAAGCGCTTGGCGATTTGACTGGTTGCCTTTGCCCTGCCTTTGCTCATGTCATCATCATAATACTTCCGCAGCGTCTTTTCATCGATGCCGATTTGAGCGGCTATCATTTTCTGCGGAACACCGATACCGCACAAGGTAGAGATCAGGCGTCTGTTTTCGTCTGTCGGCTCGTGGGGGTTCATGGCATGGAATGGAGCGCATCGGTCGGAGTTTCACCGCCCTTTCCGGGATGGATTCCCGGCGTGTCAATGGTTTCACTTGATGCGCGTTTTGGATAGGGTTTAGACAAGGGGAAAATGCGTTTTCTCATCTCATTGTCAAGTGGCATTAGGTATTTGTGCTTCCACATAATCGGGCTTTTTTGCATTCCCTTAATCGTTCCGAAAAGGCTGTTTGCTGTGCGCTTGTGCATGATCTTGCCATTGTGCATGACCTCTTGCTGAGCTTGTGATGTTCCGCAATAGATCCAATTCCCTGCCTGATAAATTCCGCCGTGATGCCCTTGCAATGGGTCAGCATAGGAAATGATGAGCCGCAATCCGGGGCTGTTGGCTTTCAGGAATCGCATGGCAATCGCCGCAATCTTTGAAACTGGCGTGATGTGCTTTGTGAGTGCGATCCGAACAAGCTCACATGCTGCTGTTTGCTCCAATCGGTAAGGCTTGCCGATGTTGTTGTTTGCGCCCCTACCGAAAAGAACCACACCGATAAACTTTCCGTTTTCCCATGCTCCGACTTTGACTAGCTTTCCTGCTGGCATTGATTCCGAATAATGCCAGTTCTCCACAGCATACCTCGCAGCCTCATGCGTTGCCCAATCAATCTTGAGAACAGGTTTCATGGAACGAAAAATTTCCTGCAATGAGGACATTCAATCGGTGACTTCTCATCGAGCTTGCCTTGATCATCCTCTGTGCCGGGCGCAAAATCAACCTCAGCCGGATTCAACGCAGCCTCAATCTCCCCAGCATCAAACCCAACCAGATCCAGATCGAAATCAGCCTCGCGCAGATCAGCCAGTTCCAGTCCCAGCATTTCCTCATCCCAACCAGAATTCAAAGCTAGCTTGTTGTCTGCAATGATGTATGCGCGTTTCTGGGTTTCGGTCAGATGCCCCAGCCGGATGCAGGGAACCTCAGTCAGACCCAACTTCCGCGCAGCCATGACCCGGCCATGACCAGCGATGATGCCATCCTCAGCATCGATCAGGACAGGATTGGTGAAGCCGAATTCACGGATTGATGCTGCGACTTGCGCAATTTGCTGATCCGAATGCGTCCGGCTATTTCTGGCATAGGGGATTAGCTTCTCTAGTTTTATCGATTCTATTTTCATAGGTGGGAAGTGTTAGGGGCGGATGATATCGATAGTTTCCATGATCGATACATTAAGAGCGGCATCCTCATAACTCATGCCAGCATTGACCAACGCCAGTATAGCCGACTGCTCAGACTTATACTTTCCATTGGCCAAGTCATCTATGATTGAATTTATCTTGTCGGTGTCCTCAGCCATTTTCTTGCTTTCAGTATTTTAGTTATCTCCTGCCTGATCGGTTCAAAGTCATCATCATCCCATTGGTCTGGATACTTTAATCCACGGACACCTGCGGTTTGCCTTCCTCGCAATGCAGACATCAACTCAGATTCATTTGATTCCACAGCGATATACTGGAAGTAAGCCCTAGCGAACATCTCATCATTCTGCATGAAGTATTTCCTAGAACTGGGCTTGAGTCTTCTGTCGGCTTTGATCTCTTGTATTTTTCTGGATGATTTTGCCGCTTTAATGAATCCTTCAAATTCAGGCGATCCAGATCCCCACTTATTATCGTAAATTGCATCCGCTATGACCCTATCCGGGTCACCACTCCAGAACCCATGATGATCTAGCCAATGCCCAATTTCATGAGTCATCGTATCAACAACAGTCTTAGATTTGTTTATCTCAATGTATTTTCCATATGGAGAATAAGCACCATTCCTTGTTGTCCTAGTTGAAAATTCATCTAATAGCTCGATATTCTGAAGCGGCCCATCACCATGGATCGAATCGATGATCCTCAACACCTTGTTAAATTGCTCCTCTAATCCTGCTCGCAACTTCCCAGATGTCGTTATTTTCGATGATACATCAGAACCAATTTGTTTTGGCGGCGCAACAACGGGAACCGGAACAGGAGTCGGAGCAGCAGCCGGAGGCAATGCCCCACCACCCCTCAGTGCCTGAAGTGCCTCTAGCGTCAACTTACCATCCGGCCTGACTGCCTGTGGGCCAAGTCTGGATGTAATCGTGTTGATCGCCTGTTGCTTGATCTCCGGCGTGATGTCATCCACATCAGCGGTCACACCTTTGTTTAATCGAGCGGGTAAGGTTGCGCCGAATTGAGTAAGGTCGGGTGGCATGACCTTTTCGCCCGGTTTGACCAGTCCCAGCTTCTCTGCCCGGGCGCGAGATACCGGGAATGTGGTCATGAAGCTGTTGAACCCCCATGGCCCCCATGGAACGCCGAACCCGCCGATGTCAGCGGAGTTTTGAGAAAGCCAGAAAGCAAGATCATCATATCGCCGAACAGCACCCTCGTTTGCGACATGGAGTGTCCGGGGAACCCTTGCCCCCGGTGTGCGGACGAATTCAGCGGCTGGGAAACGATTGATCCTGACAGGATCGGCAACCCGGGATTGGTAGATGGCGAAATCCTGAGCCTGAGCAGTATTGGTGTTGAAGATCAGTTTCAGCCGGGATGCGCTGATTACATTCTGGATCGATTCGTTCTTGAAGTCGGCGGGAGTCGCCAGCCCCTCGCTGATGAGCAATTCAGATGCCTTCTCCCGGAACTTAGCGAGGCCGGATTCCTTGAATGCGGTTTCGGTTGCCCCGGATGGTGTCAGGATCGTTTCTACGGCCCCGGACTGCCAGTCCAGCAACATGGAGCGCATTCGGTGCAAAACCCGCGCAGAATTGATCGTGGAGCTAAAGAATGCCCTTTGGCGGATCGCAGGTGCTACAGATGCCCAATCCTGTGAGTTGAATGGCCCGGGGAACACTTTCCGCCGGGCGAGATACTTTAAGCCATCGAGGTAGGTCTGCATTATCTGCCTTCAGTTTGCTTTTGGATTGCTTGGAATGCGGATGATGCAAGGCCGGGGATGGATTGCATCGGTTTTGGTTTGAGTGGGCGTATCTTGTGAGGGGTGGAGTATCGTGACACATTCGCCACATCGGCTTTTGCAATGAGCCGTAATGCATAAGGGGTTGGGCGTATATGTGCCACGACAATGAGAATGTGGCGATTATCTGACGATCAGGCAAGACGTTACTGCGGAACAGGTCGGTAACAGAAAAGCGTTACCGCGAAATCCCCTGATTCCATAAGGGATTCGGCCCCTATAATAATAATAATAACATAATTACATAAATATATATATATCTCTCTCTCTCTCTCTCTCTCTCTCTCTCTCTCTCTCTCTCTCTCTCTCTCTCTCTGTATGTTTCAAAAAATAGTTACTTACGTTAATTTGACACAAATCAT